ATGTACGTTCAGTTCAAACATACCAAACAAACTAGCCATACGCTGTATCTCTGGACGTGGAAAAGTTTTACGAACATAGTCTAACCAGTATTCGTTACCTACGTGAAGCTCATACAATGTAAACAGCTTGAGTACAGTAGTTACACCATGCAGCTCTGCTTCCGTTAGCTTGGTTTTAAGGTCGTGAATATCTTTATTCATTTCGATTTCGTCAGAAGTCCAGAATATAGATTGCTGCATTTCTGTGTAGCCTAATGCCTGTGGGTAGTCATAGGTATAGGTAGACTTAGGAGTCATTATTTGCGGTTTAGTCATCGTCTAATTCCTCCAGCTCTGCTCTTGAGCTAGTAATAATAACACCACGCAGGAGCCATTCAACCATAAATGACTTAATCTGATTATCCTCGTGTTGAAAAGTTACAAATCCAGCGAAAGGTAGCCAGCCACCAAACAGTGGATACCCAAGCATCAATATACAGCCATCACCTTCGTTAATACGAAAAGGTGTTAATTCAAATTGAAATTTCATTTTATTCCTCTATTTCATCAAACTCTGCTTCAAAATCTAACAGCAAATCGTCTATCCTTTCTTCAATCTTATCCACAAACCTGTCCACTATCTCGTCAGAGTTTATTTCCAAGACTTCCATTAAAGATATTTCATCAATGTGTTTTAGTCTTTCGCAAAGCTCGTTAAGCGTTAACATATTTTTTCTCTTGTTTTCATGTAGTAATTTAATTCTTTAATGGTGTCTATTGTGAAGTATTTAATACCCTCCTTATCACACCATTGGCCCATGTTCATTTTACTACCCTTCCTAAGTTTTTTACTTGGGTTGGATAAAACAAAAATAAGTTCGTAAGTCCCTTCGACATCTCTTTTAATTGACTTATATTTTGCAGTATCACCAGAGCGAAAGAATCCCTTGCACTCAATCAATACGTCACCCTTAACAAAGTCTGGCTTGTACTTGCGCTTAACGATATATGGAATATCTATAGGCTCAAAATCAAATCCAGTTGTCTTGTTAGCAAAGGCTTCTTCCAATCCGCTTCTATACTTTGGCTTGTTCATAAAAGTCTATAGGCATTTCTTTGCCCCTTTGTAGCATCCAAAGTAGCTGTGAGTTTTCTACAGCTCGTTGAAATCCGTTATCAAACTCATCAAGGTACATATCAACAATTAGCTTATCCCAGTTATCGTTTTCATCTAATAACTTATCTGCTTTCTTGTCGCCAATGCCCCTAATCCCCGTTATATTATCTACCCTATCACCAGTAAGCATCTGCTTGTAAAAGAAACGTGTACCTTCCTCGGCACTAACAGTTTTCCATTCCCTAGTGTTATAGTTGTAGTGTAGGCCTTCAACCATAAGCAAGTCCTTATCAATAGTAGCAATAGCAGTAGAGTGGTCAGGCTCTTGAGCTAAACCAAGTGCATCATCTGCTTCCATACCATTGACAACCTGGGCTTTGAACCTTTCTTCTAAGTAGTCTCGAATAAGCTGGTAATGAATAGGCTTTACAGCTTTTGACCGATTGCCTTTGTAATCAGCCCTGACTTTATCTCGGAAGTTAGGTTTACCCGAAAGAAAAACTTTGTAGCTTTTGCACCCTGTATCACGAATCAGGTCTGACATGTACAGTTTGCAGGAATGTAGTGTGTAGGATTCAGGGTCAGCTTTCACCGACCCGTCTTCCTGTTTCTTTTGACTAGCGAACGCTATACGATAAACAATAGGGTCACCATCAATGAGTAGTCTCATTAGAATGGAATAGCGTCTTCAAAGTCTTCAGAACCTTCTACAGCTTTTGCCTCAGCCCCACTATTACCACCCTTGATTCTACGGTCAAAGATGTAACGAGGTAAGCCAAACATAGCACGTTGAGCAGGGTTGTTATCGTCATCAGCGTCACCAACTGCCATGTCAGTAACTACCGATGCTGCTACGTCACCCTGATACTTAGTAGGGATAGGTGAAATAGAATCAATGTTATCATAGAGTCTACTTGCATTTTCACCCTTGCCAGCAACATTCTTGACGAGTACATTGCAGGGTTTGCCCAGTACTGAATCCCAATCAGCTACTTGACCTTCTTGAGCAGATGAATCAAATGTCTTGTAAAACTTGTATTCATTACCCCTTTCATCCATTTCATAAAAAATATTAAATGGTTTAGTCCATAGCAATCGAGGTTGCTCTTTACCATCAACGGTAACAAACTGATTAAGTATCTCAATACCTAATGAGATTTGCTGTGCAGGTGGTTTTGACTCGCCCATGTACTCACGCTCTTGCAAGCCTAAGTCTGCTACATAAGCCAGTCTGCCTTCGTACTCACCTGGTTTTAGGTTAGTGTACTCTGTATCACTCGAAGCAGTGGTACTAGGTACAGAACTTTTTCTATTTAACGCCATTTGTAACTCCTTTTGTTAATGTTACTATAATAGTATAACACACTTTAATGTATTTGTGAATAGTTTTTTCCAAACTGTACATCACAACCTAAGTCTCTATTTAACTTCAATAGGTTATTTACCTTTTCTAAACTACTACTTAAAATCTGACCAATTTCCTCCTTTTCTGATTCACTACATTCAAGTATAACCTCGTCATGAAACTGTGCAGTTAGCTGTGGGCGTTTCTGAATTATAAACCCAAGCCACATATCAAAACAGAATGTACCAGTACCCTGATTAAGCGTAGAGAATATATCCTTTTCTGCCCGTAGCGAATACCATAGCTTACTAACTGGATTAAGCAGCCAAAGATTACCATTCACATTCTTAACTGTAGATTCACTAGCTATCTTCTTAAGCGACCAATTACGCTTCCAGTATGCTTTGTGTATTTTTTCGGCTTCCTTCTTTTCAATACCCAATTGACGAGAAAGCGTAGTAACACCACATCCATACGTACAGGCATAATTACCGCCCTTGAAGTTGTGGCGTATAGTGCTGATTGATTTATCGTCACCGTACTTATAAGCCATTACCTGCTCTTCCGTAACTGCACTGGCTGATAAAGCTAAGTCAAGGTGTGGGTCAAAATCGTCAACCATCATTTCCTTTACAAAATCTCGGTCATGATTCCACATAAAGTGTTGCTTGGTTCTATCTTCTAACGATGCTAAGTCACTGCCGCATAAAATATTGTCATCGTTAGATACCGTCAACAACTCGCGTATTTCTAAACCATATAATTTACGACTAGACGGTATATTAACGCATACTCTGTGCGTGAATCGTAGCGTATTAGTTAAGCCGCCTATCTCTGCTTTAACAAAGCCATGCTCATCTACATTTTTTAAGAAATGCTTAATCGAGCCTATCCTGTGCTTAATCAATGTTATTGTATCTAGAGCCTTGATTTCAGGGTTTTCAGGAATAAGTTTTATTACGGATTTGCATAGGCCACCATCTTTTATTTTAACTTGTGGAACACTTTCATAGTTTTCCTTTGACTTGCTTTTATTTCTCAAATCACTGGCAGCCGCTTTGTACTCAAAAGTAATTGGTTTCCAACCTAGACTAGTCAGCCAATTTTTCACCTGGAAAACGCTATTGGGGTTTGGTTCATCAAATCCGACAGTTTCTTCGATAGGCTCTTTTGAATCAAAGTCTACATTGTTTTTATCACACAAGCCTTTCCACTTCAGGCCATGCGCTGAAAGTGTACCGTCCTGCTTAAATGGCTTGGCTGGTCTATGACGTTTAGCCACTTTGGGTACCTGTGGCATGACGGACTTTAACTGAATACATAATTCATCATATTCAGATTCCAACTTATCTAGTAAAGTATTGGCCTTAGTAACATCCAACTTCCATTTACACTTTTCTTGTAAGGCAGCACACTTCATCTTGAACATTAAGTACTTGATAATAGGCTCAGGCTTATCTGTGTATAAGTTGTTAAGGTACTCATGTTGCCTAGTCCACAACAAATAATTGATTTTAACATCTTGTTCACATCGATGGACATAAGTTTCAAGGTCAGCGTTTTCCCAGTCTTCAACTTTTGGTTTAGCAACGCCTAGACGTTCGCCCCACTGCTCCAGGCCATGCCTATTTTCAGCATGGTAAAGATACCAAGAAAGTGCCAGGGTATCCACAATTTGGCAGGGCATGTTGGTGCCTAAAATACGCTCAATAACTGGAGCATCATAGCGAATAAAATTATGACCAATAATCCTGTCCAGCCTATTAACTGTAGCTAAGAACACCTGCATATCAGCATACTTGGTAAAAGTTTCTATAGATTTACCATTGTGTACCGACATACAGTGGATTTTAGTAGCGTCCAAACCGTCCGTTTCTATATCAATTATGTAATCCGTCAAAGCCGACCTCCTGATACTGTACTGTGTCTTCTTCAAAGTATACATCACACTTGTATTGTTGACCATATTCTCGGTCAAACAGCATATAGAATTCACTCATGTTGCTACGTTCAATTGGACATTCATCTGTTCTGTCACGACTAATACCATGCCCATAATGAAACCATTTCTCCATAGCACGACTACCCGTAAACTCACTTGATAAGACCTTAGCACCAGTTTCGTGCGGTTTACTGCCTTTTGGTTTAGGGTTGACGTGTGAATAGCAAAACAACGTAATTGGATAGAGGTTCACCAGGTCGGCCATATCCGTACATATCTCATTCAGTTTGTCGTTCGCTTCCGATGAATTGTAACGAGAAATAAGGGCGGTTAGTGGGTCTATGAAAAACAGCGAAATTCCGTCCAAAAGATGCATTTCTTCTATACATATGCGTATGTCTGACCAGTCCCTTGACGCACCCCTGTCATAGAACCGAACCTTTCCTTGTAGGTCTAGCAGGGTGTCATGCAGGGTCTGTGGGTCAAACTCTTTATCTGGTCTAGTAAAGTCCTGTTTTGCTTCCTTACTCGCAATTCGTACTGCGGTTTTAACAGGTGCGTTTTCTAAATCAAATACCCCAACTTTGTGGTCTAGTTTTAGCAGGTGCTGGATTAGCTGGTACTCATGGTGTGATTTACCTACCTTTGGTGCTGCCCCTACGACATGAATAGTGTGCGGTCTAATCCCGAAGGTTGCTTTATTAACACTGCGCCAGGGGAAAGGTATACCCATTTCTGGTTTTACTAATGCCTTTTGAATCAGGTCAGCATCGATATCTACAAGCTCACCCTGCCGAATGTGTTCAGCTTTATACATTGCTAATTCATACAGCTTCTTAGACTCGCCAGCTTCCAGCATTTCGTTACTATCCTTCATAGGTAACTTAACTGATTTAAAACGAGGAAAGACTTTTAGAACATCTTTAACAGCTTTCTGACCTGCTGAATCACTATCCATAACGAGAATAACCTCATCGTAGCTATCTACGAACTCCCGATTGTTCATCAAGTCCTTTACTGCACTGGTCGCACCTTTTGTTACTGATACAACGGAAGGCTTACCAGCATATCCTTTTGGCTTATGGTCAAACAGCGACTGATAAAGACTCATAGCGTCCAGGCGGCCTTCAGTGATAAATAATTTTTTACCACCATTCTTCATAGCGATATGCTGACCCCATAATTGAAGATTACCTTTGCGGTCACCAACGCTTGTTATCTTTTTATCTGTGGATTTTACTTCATAACCAACCACTCTACCATCTACGCGGTCTGGAAATACATGACTGGTTATTGTTTGGCCATCTGTCTCCGACAACAAGACTTTTACGCCAAAACCTTTACATATTTCTTCCCTAACGCCCCTTATTTCGCGTGTAGGAAGACTTTCTACATTATTAATATCAAACATTGGCTTGCTCTTATGTCTCTTTACAAAGGAACTGGCGGATTCCTGGATATTGTCATCAGACGGAAAAAATGTATCGCACGAATGGCAAAACGAATCAACAACGCCAGAAGGTTTCTCATAGAACTGCCTTGCGTCACTGCTACCGCAACTAGGGCATGGTGCTTTGTGCAAACATTTCCCCTTTTCTAAATCTTTTTTGCTCATTATTCCCCCTTTTTAATCAAATATAAAAGAAAAAATAAGTAATAAACAAACAATTCCTATTAAGTATAGCATGTTTTTCCCCTTTTTATAATATATCTCTTTCGGTATGTATGTATTTTGACATCAATTTAACGTCACTCATATCATCTTCAAGGTCATAGTTAAAGATAGACTGTAGGCACTTACTGCAAGTGTCTAGATATTCCCTAGTATCGGGATGCTTCCTAGACGTTTCGCCATCAGTCAACTCAGTATCACACACTGAACATCGCATTAGCGGCTTCCATTTCGTGTTGTTTTTGTAATTCCAATTCTTCCGCATCGAGCCACGCTAAGTAACTTAAGTACTCGCTATAAGCGGAAAGAATATCATTATCACTAATTAGTTTTTCATCACTAACTAGTTTTTCATCAATATATTTAATCATTGTTGTATAAGCCTCGCGTGAAGTTCAAACATAAAAGCCTCGTAACCGTACATATCTATATAGTTTTCAGCATCCGAAAGCGCCCAGGCCAGGTGATGCTCTTTAAGTTTTTCTTCTTCAATAGTTTGCGGTTCTATAATCTTATTTCCAAAATCATCTTGTGCCATTGTATGTGTCTCCTATTGGGTCATAAATATATAATTCACCGCCTTTAGCAATCCGAACAACGTTAGGTTGCTGGCAACGATACGTAGTAATAAGCCATCCATCGCCTAGTGGCTGCATCTGCGCAACTGCATGTTCTAAAGCCTGCGTTTTATTCTTAAACTTATCGTCTTCGAATGAAACAATGTGACCGTTTTGCATCTCTACATCGCACCAAAACTTGTGCTGGTCGCCGTATTTACGCTTAGTCATCTTTAAGCCCGTTTACTGGTTGTTTATGATGATGCGTAATCGGTGCGCCGGAAAGTTCATTAATACGCATTTCAAGATATCGTATCGCTTTCTGTAAATCTTGCACCTCATCACCTTTGAAACCTGCCCGGGCTACGTATTTAATAACATTACCGCGCCAGAATTCCATGCGGTTCTGCATGATGAAAGTTATTGGCTGCATTTTCCACACTGTATAGTGTGTCGGCTCTAGTACTTGGTCTTCCTTATCCATTAATCTCGCTCCAGTTGCGATTGATTGTACAAATTATACTCAACTAAAGCGTCATACGCTAAGTGATAAAGATATTCCCCTAATTCGGCATAGCCCCTATTATGTGCGCTGCTGTGTATATTATTAATTAATTCGCGTAAGTCTTGAGTACGCATAGCATCGCCTTCTTGGGGCGTTATAGCGTCTTCGAGCCAAATTTGAAACTCTTCTTCAAGTGTATAATCAATATCATCTTCCATTTCTTGCTCCTCTTTTGCTGTCATAAAATTACTTTCAAATTCTATCATCACTATTATGCCTTACTTTATTAATATTGGTTTTTATATCGGTTATCATAATATCACGAGTTAGCTCATCAAGTACAAGAATTTTATCCATGTAATTAATAGCATCAGTAGCCGACCGATTAAAATCAAGCGCCCAGTTGGAAAGCATAAGCGCGATATTTCTATAGGCGTCGTCATTCATCAAATTACCTCCATGACCCAAAGCATATTAGCGAGCAATAAACTAGTTGACATAATAGCTAGGCCAGCCCAGGCAACGTAGGCTAAAGTCTCACTTCGCTCGCTCGTATTTATGTTTGCGTAATCGTGTTTGATTTTCATTCTAATTATTCTCCCTTTTTATACTTGAACAACAAAACCGCTTGTATCTTTCTTTGCTTGACCCTTAGCATATAAGCCCACAATCTTTCTGGTACCGTCAAGGTGGCGTACGTCCGTATTATCGCCGTCTACTACGGGCCAGCCGTTGAAAGTTTTAGGCGCGCGCTCGCGGTGTGAAAATACCACAGCGATTCGGCTTAGGCTCTTATTAGCTTTCGCTTTCTCTACGTGTTTTTGCCAACCTTTAACACCACTGTAGCTAAATGTTAAATCGTAGTTTGGCGGTATATTGCGTCTATTAGGAATTTTTGTATAGTCATAGAATTTAATATCCGGAAAAGCGGCGAAAATATTCGCATGCTCGCCAACAGGTATATTTTCCCATCTAATATCACTAGTGCCGTTCAAGCGAACCAAAGGTGTTAGGTTTTCACGCTTTGCTTTTCTTATTAATGCGTTGATTGAATAAACAATATCCGCCATGAATTCCGGTTGCTCATTAAAAAACCTTTTTGTTTTAGCTATGCGCGCATTCTGTACTGGCGACATTGCACCGCGACCTGCAGAATATAGGCAAGCTTTATCACATTGCGCAACTTTAGCCATCGGGCAAGTATTCCCTGCACCGCTTAGAGTGTGTGGCGCGAGGTATAGAATGCCAGTTAGAAAGCCTAACTCTACGCCCTTCGATGTTTTTGCATCTGCTTGAATACTTAATACGTTTTTCATTTTTAATATTCCCTTTGTTTAAATTAAGCCATGAAGGACAGCGTGTAGAGACCACACTGTCGCGCCTGCTGATAGCACCATGAAAAGAAGTAGGCATAATAACTGTAATGCGGTTTTCATTCTTATATAACCTCGCCGTCAACTGTTATTTCGTTATCACAATCTAGTACTGATTCACCATCTTCTAATAAACCCATTGCTCTGGCTTCTTTGTTAGCTGCTGCGATAAATGTTTGATAGTGTGAATACTCACCGCCAAAATCTGCCGCGCCGAATTCTGTATCGTAAATAATTCCGTAATGCTTCATATATATAACCCTATTTGTTTTGTTATCGTGTAGTCATTGTATCGTAGTTTTGCTGTATGTCAAGCGGTTATTTAAACATTATTACCTTATACCCCATTAGAGATAGTAAGGTAGCTATATAACCCTATGGGAAACACACCTTATATATACACCGATTAAATGCCAGGTAGGCAACCACCCCAACACATTCACTTAGCAAATCACTGGCGACAATGCCTGTGCATAACCCTGTGGATATCCTGTGGATAACTTCCAGGTAATTGTGGATAACTCTGCCTTGTGGATAACTCTGTGGATAAGCTGTGGAT